GTGTCCGAACGATACACGTCGCTTTCTCCAATCGTGAAGTCCAACGTCTCACATTCTCCATCTCTTCTAAACGGTTCGAAGACTTTCACCGATAGGCGATACAAGCCTTCGTCGTTCTCCTTCAACGTGTGCGAGTTGGTGAGCACCGTTCTGCCCCGGATAATGAATCCGGTTCCACGGGTGCGCCTATTCGACGTGAACTCACCACTCAGGTTACACTCACGAACCGAAATCTCGACCAACGCCTTACGGACGTGCTCGTCGAGAGGATCGTCGACCGCGATGGGCTCAACGTGAAGTTGACTCGAAGACCCAGGCTCGTCGGTGTCATCTGAATGACATCTGCCAGAGTCCGGGTTCACGGCTTCGCCCCACGCTCGCTTGTCCGCACGCGTGTTCTGTCTGCGCTTGCGGGAGTTGTGATTCGCAGCCACTTGGTCGTACGACACTTCATCATCTGAATGTGCCTTTCCTGTCGGAGAGAACGATCTAATGAGCTTGATGCCCAACGCCAACGCGACAGCCGCCAATGCAACTCCACCCACGATCAACGCTGCAACAGCAGGGTGCTTTGGAGTGAACTGCGTCAACAATTCCTTCACGTCTATGGTGTCTTCCGCATCAACTGCGGGTGCTCCTCGATGGTAGTAGTACTTGGCTCTTGCTCTGAGCCTCTGATATCTGCCCATGTAGGCCGGTTCACAGCGCATAACGTCGCGAACGTGTCCGCCTGCCAGTGCCGAACACCAGCAATACCCACGGCGACAGATGATTCCTTGTGCCTTCAAGTCACCTCTATACAACTCTGTGGCAACAGCGATTCGATCAACTTGCTCCATCGTCAACGCATGGTCGCCACTCGCCGTCGCGAGCTCTCGGACAATCTCGTCAGCCCACGACCAGGTGCCGCGTCTTTCGGAGATGTCATATCGCAATCCGTCGAAGTGCAACCCTACATCTGTATGTGCAGAGCCACTTTGAATAGTTGCAGGCTCTCCTTCGATAGCGTCGGCAACTTCCTCCACGATTGTTGATCTAGCGATCACAGTTGGTGGGAGCCCCAACGCAGTTAACGACGATCGCAAGCCACTGATGTCATTCGTGGCACGCGGTCTGATGTGGCCTCTAGTGTCGATCTTCATGTTCGATATAACGGACACCTCTTTTGCCAACGTATCAATGAACTCCTTGCGGACGTCTTCGAACATAGCTC